AAAGAAGATACCGACATGGTCGGCCTCCTACGCTAATCTAATTATTGCTGAAGAAGAATCGTTTGTAGGAAACTCTATTTTAAAAGTTCCATTACTAGCTGTTTTGTCACCACCAAATGCAATCACACAAACAGCATCAGTTGTTCCTGAACCACCTGCAGTTGTTGTGTTGTAAATCAAAGCTCCGTTTGCAGTGAAAGAAGCTGAAGAATAAGTTACATCAGAAAAATCTGTAAATGCAGTTGTACCAGTTAATCCAACTCCTGTTCTTGTAAGAGTTGCACCACCTGCAGAGTATGCAGATCCAGATGTGTTTGATATTTCATTTGATGTTGAATAGTCAGTTGTAGTAGCATCTAAAGATGCTGAACTAGTAAATAATGCAATCTTAAAAGTGTGTCCACCTGATGAAGCAAAATTGTGCTTACCTTGTAAAAGCTCTTGTTTAAAGCTTGAACATATTGCTGATGATATTGCCATAATTTATCTCCTATGGGTTTACTGAGTTTACCGGTATTCGAACAGTGCCATCTGTATAGTCATCTCTTCGTCTTCTACCGACTTGCTCGTTAGCAAACTTCTGTACTTCTTGTTTATATTTATTTTCATATAAAGTCAACATATCTATCGGACCTTTTAAAAACCCGTATGCCTCTGATAGACAGCAATATAATAGGCCATTTGGAAAGTTGAGACTGATGTAATTAGTGTCATCATTTTCTAAAAGATTAGGCATTTTGTTAAAATGAACTTTATATCTATATGTAGTGTTAGGGACCGGAGCCACTATAATACGACCTGATGTAGTATCTGTATTACCAGTTGCACCACCAAACATAGCATAATATTTAGGTTGACCTTGAGCAGCGGAGGTTCCGGTTATATCTTGATACTCTTGAAGATATGTTATATCTTTTTTTTCTAAATATCTATTAGCTCCAGTTGTTTCAGATCCTGCAGTATCGTAAACTTGTATAGCTCTAATAAACACGGCTCCTGCTGGTGAATTTATAGATTCTTGTCCAGCAACAAAATTACCTAATTGTTGTTTTCTATCTGCATCAATAGGCACATCTCTAAATATTCTATATTGTGCGTTTAAAATTATGTTTTCTAAAACATCATTTGTTAATACATTTGAATCTGTTTCAGTATAACTTTTAATTTGTGTTTTTAATCCTGATGCACTTAAACCTGGCATTATATTATCCCCGCTACCTCTCTACAAATAGGACAGCTTTTTTTGTATCTATTGTGTGTCCCACATTTTACTGCTTTACCATCAACATCCGTATAGATAGGAGTTTCTGGTTCTGCCGGATCTTCATATAATTGAAGATGTTCATCCTTTTCAGGACATGCACATTGTTTAATACCAAATAAACTACATATAAAATTTTTTATTTTTTTAATCATGCTGTTACCGTGACTGGTCCTGCAGATGCAGACCCGCCTCCTCCTGTTTCAGTTATACTAGATGTTGTAGCTGTTGCAAAGGTATAATTATCATCGTCTACTCTAGTAATTAAATAACCTGCAGCTAAATTTATTGTTGCTGCAGCCACTCCTCCAACAACAGTTGAATCTCTAAACCTAACTCTATCATTATTTGATCTACCATGATCAGGTTCATTTACAGATATTGTTGTAGATCCATTTGTTGTTGTAAATGGATTTAATGGTAAAAGTTTTGGAACAGCTGTTTCTGTTCTATCAGGTCTAACATTACGCAAAGATATAGAATCACCATTCATAGGTTTTGGTTCTAATTGTGGTTGTTTTGGTTCAAATTCTGATATGTGTACAAAAGAACCATTCCACTCTCTAACCATTTCTTTGTATGGAAACTCCATACCAGATCTATCTGATATTGCTCTTGCGTATTTACCTGTTGCGTACTTTGCCATTATTTTTTACCTTTTGTAAATATTTTATAAGATTGTTTTACAGCATCTTCATCTAAAGGTTTATTTTTATACCTATCCAGAAGTTTTTTATGTTTTTTTATAGCTTCTTTAAATTCAGGGCTTACTTTCTTAATTACTTTTGTTGCCCCTTTTACTATCATACCTGCAAAAAATTTTTTTCTCATTATGCTCCTGGATAATATGCTTTAGGAGTAATGTGTGTGCTAGATGCAGAACCATCTTCTGCTAATGCTCTTGCAAACTCATCCTCGTAAACTAGTTTCATTGTTTGAGTTAATTGTGGCACATATTTCATAGCTAGATAATATGCTAATCCTGATACCATGCAAGGCACAAATCTAAATGGAACATCTGCTGCATTGGTATAATCGCCCACATCTTGTATTCTTTTTATGTAATAAAAATGCATATCTTTAGATGCATTTGTTGAATCTGGTGTTGGATAAATATGTATTCTTACTTTATCAATAAATCTCTCTACCCAATATTGATTAGGTGTGCCTTTAGATAACTTGTTAGAAAAACCTGCATAAGTAGATCTATCCACTTTCGTCATAGGACTATCTGATTGATCCGTTGAAGTTCTATTAGATCTTAACTGTGCTTCAAGAACATCTGACATACCAAATACACTTGCTGGTGTAGAAACAGCACTTGTGCCATCTGCAGCTGATCTAAAAAAATCATAATCTGATTGGCCTTCAATTAGGTCCATATTAAGTTCATCTATTTCCCAATAGTGAATACCTCTATTACCCCACTCTTGAAGTAATATATTTAGTGTTCTTCTAGCATTTTTTAATTGATAACCAGCAACATTTTGCTGTCCAATACGTTCAAAAGCTTCCTCTATTATTTCATCAATAGCAAAAGTTTTATCGAACGTTGCTGTTCCCGAGGTGGTGTTAGCCATTTAACCTCCTATCCATCAAAGAATGTCGTAACACTCACTGCTGTTCCTGCTGGAATATCTATAAAAGCTCCTGCATTAAATAATACTCCATCATCTGGAATATATGGATCAATATAATCTTTTGTAGTTGTTGCAACTTGAAAAGAAAATAAAGACGTTCCTGATACAGGTGATGTATTGAAGTAAGATATATTTCCTACAGTTCCACCAGTTGTAATGTGCATTCCTCTAACTCTTGTTCTACCAGCAGTTAATACAGCTTGTCCACCTGTGGTCCCTGCGGCGTTTCCAACTGAAGTATTTGTTCCAACCGCGCCATTAGTAGCTATTTGAGTGACTGTATTAAAAAATTTACTGCCTGTTACTGTAGTTGCGTTTGGTCCAGTTATTGCTTCTGATAAATCATTACCTGCAATATCTGTTCCTGTTACTGTAAAAATAACTCCAGAAACATCCGCAGCGCAAGTTATAGTAAGTTTACATGCTTGGTCTGTCTGATGAAACGCACCTGTCCCAGCTGCTGCCGCTAAAGTTAAATTAGCAGCTCCACCTGTAGTTTGTAGTGCAGCCACTGATGCTGTTGCAGCAGATAAATTATTTAAGAATGTTTTAGTTTTTACGTCTGTTGACATTTATTTCTCCTTAAAATTAAAATGTGGGGCCGAAGCCCCACACTAATTAATTATTACGCTATTGTTGCAATAGGAGTTGATAAAGTCTCAGCTTTGTAAGTTGAGTTAGTACCATCATCCTTAATGCAAGTTAATCTTACTCTTGCGTTCACAGCAGTTGTCGCTGGTAAAGTTAGAGTATCACCTGCAACGTCACTAGCTGGGTTAGCAGCTGTTCCATCCATAAGCGAAAGCGCACCAAAGAAATTTGATACACCTGAACCAGGTAAAACAAAAGTAACAGTTTTACCAGAACCTACAGCAGTTGTTACAAAAAACTCGTAAGTGTTTCCAACGTTTGCTGTGCTTAAAGCAGGCATGTTAACAACAATATCATCTGTTCCATCAACCTCAAAAATTGTTCCTGATTGAGCAGTGGTTAAAGTTGTAGTAACAGCAGCACCTGTGTTAAGAGTTGCGTTATCTACAGTCGTTCTAAAGTTAGGTCTAGCATCATAAGTTGCTTCAACCGTAATAGCTCCTGTCGTGTTATTTTTTGTTATTTGTTCAAAACCGTTTTGCGATCGTACCGGTCCTGAAAATGTAGTGTTTGCCATAATTATATCCTCCTAGTTTCTGAACATAGTCTCTAGGCCGTCGACTATACTCGTCTATGTTCTAATTAATTGTATAGTGATTAATTTATATACTATATTTTTATAAAGCGCAAGAGAGCCTGTAGTGTGGATGGGTTTTTTCCAACGATGTAGCTTTTTTATTAAGTAGCTACAGAAACTTGAGGAGCTGCATCTTCTATTTTATTTTTCATATGAGCTTTTTCTGCTTCAGCTGCTCTTATGTGGCTAAGAACTTCTCTAACTTTTCTGTCGATCTTAACCATGTTGAGAGTATATCTACCCTCTTTCAGATGCTCCTGCTCCCATTCTAGATCCAACACTCTCTTTTGAGAGTATAGGTTTTCCAGATGTTGCATTATCGCCTCCATTAATAACCTCCTCATAGGTTATTCTTTGTACTCTTGGATCGTGCATTTCTCCAAGATACTCCCATGTTATATCAGATTTTCCCAATCTGTCAATGATTGCATTTTCTATATCTAAAGGGGATTCGACGCACTCAATAATAAAATCAGCGTAGTATTGATAAGCAGATATTTGAACTCTGAATTGTTTTCTGTGCATTTTTCCTTTCTATTTTTAAAATGAGGCGGGATTGTGTCCCGCCTCAAAATTTTAAGTATTACGCACCTTCTACGCCAAAGATACCTCTGAAGTCAGATACTCCAAATGAGTATCTTTCTCTAGCTTTGTATCTTACGTTTCCAGTATCGAAGTCACCTTCCATTGCAGTTGTCAATGGAGCTCTTGTGAACATTTTCATACCATTTGGTACGTCTGTAATGATGTAGAATGCATCAGAATCAGTTAGGTAATTGTTCACTCTGTATCCTTGAGGAACCATTCCCATAGAAACGATTGCATTAATATCATTATCAGCTGTTCCAGTTCTACCTTGAGATTTCATTAATCTCTCAGCTGTAAACTGAAGCTCTGAAGGAATGATCATTTTCAATCCTCTTGCTGCAATTCTAAGTCCTCTTTCATCAGTCAATTTCGCGATTTGAATCAACGAATTTTCTAATGAAGTCTCGTTAAGGTCTGCTTGTGTCGTTAATGTATTTTGCACATTTGGACCTGTAAGAGCAGGGTGATCTGTAGCAAATAATGCTTTTCCATCCCCAGACTTAAATGTTCCAGTTGAAGGTAAACCATTAATTAATGGTTCGATAGACTTCACTTGCTTAGCGTTACTCATAGATCTTGCTAAAGCTTTTGTGTATCTAGCAGCAAGTCTATCGTAGAGGTTATCTTCGATAGCTTCTTCTGTGATTGCAAATGCTAAAGCTACAGTCTCGTGAGTGTATCTAGCTGTGTAAGTCTCCTGTGCATCATCAAATGATACTCCAGAACCTTCACCTTTTACTTGCGCGTTTCCGAAACCAGATAACATTACTTCTTCTTCAAAAGCTCTGTCACTGTTTTCGTTGGTATAAATCTCAGCATGCTGATTTTCATACCTTTTGTATTCCAAGCCGAACAGTGCGTTCAAACCTGGCTCTAGTTCTTTGACTAGCTGTGATCGTGATATTGCCATTTTTGTTCTCCTATTCTAGCTATTAGTTATACAAATTAGCAGCTGAGTTAATTGCAACGATAACGTTTGCGCCTGCTGCTGTCAGATCCTCATTTTCTGGATCTTCTGCAGATCTTACAACTCTGAACATATGTGTTTCGTCCAGAGCGCCTACGTCTAAAGTTGCTGTTGAGCTGCCGTCTTTTGCGTCTGTTGCCGTAAAGTTATTCACATTACCACACTGACCTTTAATAGCCTGTGTAACTGCTGCGTCTGCTTTACATACATACTCTTGGAAAGGATCGTCATTAACGAAACCTATACCATTTGTACTACCAGTATTTGGGTTAGTTCCAAAACGTGCCCCTGCTGCTACTGAGTTTGCGAACGTTGGTTTTAGTGTAGTGCTATCAATGAAAAATGCTCCATTAAATACACCGACTAAAGATGCGTCTGTACCAGCCGCATATGCTAAACCACCGTTTCCGCCATCATCAGTTGTAGCGAAAGCCATGTCTTGTAAGAAACCTTGGTCTCCACTTGAATCTTCAAGTGCTACCGGGTTTCCTTTAAAAAGCCCAACACCAGTGTTGTCTTTGATATCGTATTTAGATTGACCACTGATAGCAGGCGTATTGCCTATTCTCATAGCCGCTTTAAATCCGAAACCACTTGTGCTTCTATTAGCCATGTTGTTTCTCCTTATGTACCTACCCTTGCGGGCCTCCAGTACGGTTTAAAAATTCAGTGATATTTAAAATTACTTTTTCGTACCACCGAAGGTTACACGGGATTGCCTTTCAACATTGATAGGCATCCTATTATCCTGCTCCTTCAATAGATCGTTTTCTACGGCTTCGTTTCTGTCCTCATGACGTTTTGTCATGTATTCTTGACGTTGCTTCGCGATCTCGACAGGTACCTTCGCAAGAAGAAGGCCGCCAACCCCAATCACTCCCTTGTATTTGCCCTCATCGAGGACTGGATAATCACTGGCATTTTCAACTTCCTCGGCACGAACTAATTCATAACCTTCTCTTAATCTTCCAGTTATGTTTTTCGTATCTTGGTAGCCTACTACCTCTGCTCTTATCCATCTATACCTGAATCCATCAGGTGCAGGGGGTGCATCTAGAGATGATGGTGGAACCCACACTTTAGGTCTTTCAGATTTTGACCGTGTCTGGTTCGCACGAGAAGTGTTTTTGTCTTTTTCCATGTTACGCTCCTTCCGT